TAAACCCATAATTTTTCCTTTTAATAGTTAATCCCCGCCGAAGCGGGGGATAGTTAAATTACAGATTAAGCGCCGGGTGAGCCGTAGATACCACGAGGATCAGACCAACCGAAAGAGTAACGCTCAGTAAATTTAAACTTAGCATTTTCTGTATCGAAGTCATTGTCCTGAGTAAACTCACCAGCACGACGTTCAAAATACTTCATACCATCTGGAGCATCTGTACGAACAAACCATGCATCAGTATCAGTCAAATAGTTGTTTACAACGATTTCTTTGTAGATACCAGCTTGATTCAATGCATTGATATCATTGTTATCTGTACCAACACGGCCAGCAGATTTCAAGATACGGTTAGCTTCAAATTCCAATTGTGGGGGAATAATTAAAGTTTGTGGGGTAATAGCAATCCGCAGACCACGATCATCTGTCCATTGGGCAATATCAATACGAGCTTGCTCTAACGAGGCTTCTGACAAGTCAGCAGCAGTAGAAAGAGTGTTACTCCATGTACCACCAGCAATGTTCACATGTGAAGCATTGACCATAGATACACCATCACCACCCAAATAACCACTGTTAAATGCACGGTTGTACACGTTAGCAGCTACTACTTCTTTTGTCTGACGAGCAGAGAAGGCAAGGGAGTTAGCTTTACGTTGACCTTCTTTGATATACAAATCATCTTCCATCATTTCACGAGTGATGATGAAACCGAGTGCATATACCAAATGACGGTAGCGAACAGTGAAGCCTTGACGTTGAGAGTCATAGTTAATACCTTGACCTTCAGTTTTCTCAGTCAACAGACCAAAACCACTGTAACCAACATCTTCTTCATAGTTCTTGTCTGATGTAAATTTATCAAACAATTTAATCCATTGTTCAGGCTTCTCTTTATAAGCCCGTTGGAACATTGCGTTTACGCCGGGCCATAGCGACTTGGCAAAACTACTGGTTGTAATAATACTCATTATTTAACTCCTTATACGCCAGCAGTGCCAGTAGAGGCAGCCAGTTGATGGTTGTTGATTTTAACTAATACTTTTGCATTTGCTGCACCAATATCATTATCTTCCCGCTGAGTAAACTCAACAATTTTCAATGGAAGAGTGGCAGTTGTTGCTTTAGTAGAAGTATCAATTGCCATTGCGGAATTACCAGTAGTGGTAGAACCTGTACCAACAATAAAATCTACGTTTAAACCAACATCAGCTACAGCCAATGCACCACCAACAGCATCTTCTTCAGCTTCAAACAGAAGATTAGGATCATCTGCTACCCATACATAACGACCAGTAGAGGCAACACGATATTGAGGGGTATTCAGATTAGTAGGATCAATTTCAAGACCTACGATAGCTCCAATAACTGCACCAGCAGCAGTACCTTGTGTCACTGTACGGACACCTTTAGCTTTACCACCAGCAGCGGCGGTATCACCAGTACCATCTAACTTAACCAAATCACCTACAAAGGTGTTTGTGGCGTTACCAGAAGGAATAAAATAACGAGTGGCTTGACCGTTCCATGCAGCACCAGTAATGGTTTTGACAGGACGGAAGCCATTAACACGACTTACGTTTGGCATTTATATCTCCAAAAATTGAAGTAAAACGCCAGTGGAGGTTATCCAATATGACCATAATCACTAGCATTTTTACCTTGTTGTTTAACTTTTAGCGCAGCAGCATCCACTTCGCGCTGTTTAGCAGCTTGATCTTCTTCGTACCAATCTTTGTCAATACTCATTAGATAAGCTTTTTGTCCACCCCCTACACTCACTTCATTGGCTGTGCCCAAGGCACTTGGATTCTCCACTCGATTATCCCCAATTTTAGCTTTAGTAGGTTCAATACGATAACCTGCTTCAATGAATGCTTCAATACGATCATCAACATTGTTTACAAACCGGTAAACTCGATCAGGCTCTTTTGAATGCATTTTTAACACGTTACGTTGTGCAATAGGTGTGCGTTTAACACGGCCACTCGGCGATTTGGTAGTAATTTCTTTACTCATGATTAACCTCTCTCGGCATCTCGTTGTTTTTTAATCTCTGCAATATACTCAGCTTCAGTCTTAAAGACTCCAGCACGAATAAACCGTTTCATAACATCAGTTTCTTGTGCAGTTAATTTAACACTGGTTGTAGTACGTTGCTGCGTCCCTTCCACTGCGGAAGGCTTATCTCTATTGGCATTACGGAAGCGATGTGGAAATTCGTCTTTTACAGCTTTTTCTACTTCTTTTAAAACTTTGTCAGGGGTCATTCCTTGTTGTCCTAGCTTAACGCCTAAAGCATCTGCAAAATCACGCATCCCTACGTTAGTTTTATACCAAGGATTTTTATCAATCCATGCAGCTAACTCTGGATGAAGTTCTGTAGCTTTCTCATCTGCCTTTTGTTCTTTTACAATTTCACTTAAGACAGTATCAAGATTATCAAGGCTTTCAAAGTCATCAATCTTTACTATATCGTCATCTTTCATAACCGCTTTTAAAGTGTCATCTAATTGGACTGTCGGACTTATATAAAAAATATTTCCTGGTGGAAATTGTTTTTTAAAATTTATAGAATCGTTATATAATAAATTTACAATACCTACTGATTTCCCGCTTCTTGTTGGGGCTGTTATCAAAAAACTAAATGCGGTTGATGGAAATACTTCAGGTAAATCAAACTCTGGCTTTTTATTATGTTTTTTAACCGGTAATATACTTAAGGGGTGCTTACTCATTTTTTAATTTTATATTTTATATTTTATTATATTAAATACATATAATTAAAATGGACTATTACAATTATCTACAAGAAAACGATGCTTTTCAACAATTGAAGGACAGCGCAGAACAACAACGTGATGCGATTGAAGATATTAAACAAAGATACCTAGAAAGTGGTGATATGACACTATTACCAGCCTTTGATTTACTTTCAAAAGGTATTAGAGGAGTTTCTAAGGTTATTTCAACTGTTTCTGATGTTGGTGAAAAAGTATCTGGAGCCGTTGAAAAAGTATCAGGAGCTATTGAAAAAGTATCCGGTGTTCCTCAAACTGTTGAAACAAGTGTTAATGAAAATCTTAATAATATTTCTGGACGATTATCAGATAGATTACGGGCTAATGCTTTTGATGCTGATCCTGAAGAAGCTTTAGCATCAAATGAAATGAATGTAAGTTCGTTCGAACGAGTTCAACAACTTTTTCGTGGTGGTAACATAGGCGAACAAGTTGAAGGAGCTGTTTCTGGATTAGGTGAACAAGCCGAAGGAATGGTTTCTGGATTGGCTTCTAGAGTTTCTGGGGCTGTTTCTGGTTTAGCCGAACAAGCCGAAGGAACTGTATCTGGTTTAGCTTCTAAAGCTACTGGAGCTATAGAAAGTGGTATAAGTCAATTAGGTGAAAAAACAGCTGGAGAATTAGCGTCTAAAGTTGGCACAAGTTTAGCCGAAGGTGTTGGTGAAGGTATTGGTGAAGGTATTGGAGCTTTAGCGGCTGAAGCCGTTCCCGTTGTTGGTGAATTAGCTGCAGTTGGTTTAGGTATTTATGACTTGTTTAAAGGTATTACACAAAAGGTTCCTCAAATACAAGCCGAAGCTGTTCCTAGTTTTATTTCTGGGCTCTAATATAATAAATTATGTCTTTTTAAATATTTCATTGTTGGTGAATAATATTGTCTTACTTCTTCAACAACTTTTACAGGTTCTTGTGGTTTTGGTGGTTCTGGTTTTACTTCTTCTTTCTTTTCCTCTTCAGGTTTTATGTGTGTTTCCTTTACGATTTTAGGTGTGTTAGGGGGTTCATCAGTCTTCTGTTCCGATTTTGGTTTTAAATATTTTTCTTTTAGTTTTTCAAATTCTTCTAGCTTTTCTTGTTTAATTTTATCTTTAATCTGTTTTTCTTCTCGTTTCTTACCATTCGCCTTTTCTCTTCCTAATCTAAGCCGTTCTAATACTGCGGCTTTAGTTTCTTCAGACATTTCTTTTTTTCCTTTTGGTTTTGGTTTGGCTTTTGGTGTTTCTTCAACATCTTCGGTTGGTTTATCCTCTTTGTCTAATGATTCAAATATTTCTTCTCTTAATTTTTTAAGTTTTTCTAAATCTGATTTATTCATTTTTAAATTATTGTAAGATATTTTTTAATAAAATTTAAG